ATGAGGATACAACTGGTTTAATAGTTGTAGTTGGTGAGAAGGATGAAAATCGTTTAGGCGGTAAATATTTTACTCCGTATAAAGGTAAGGTAACAGAACCTTATTTAGATAGAGGATATGTTTATGCAGCACCATCCGAATCAAATCCTATTAGTGGTACTGATGTTCGTTATTGGTTAAGTGCTGGTAGTGAAGCTGAAAGAAAAAAGAACTTTACAAAAGCATATCCAAAGTTCGATGAACAAATATTCAAAATGATTACTCTTAAGTTGAAGAAGCTTAAAGAATGTATTAACGAAGAAATCAGTTTAAATGTAAAAGTTGGAGATACTCTATTAATGGGTAAGTTCAAAAACAAAAAAGTATTAGTTAAAGATATTGGTAAAGATGAATATGGAATGCCAACTATTAATGGTAAGAAAGCAGTAACGTTTAGAATACCTAAGAAAGATAATTTAAAAGAAATGGGATTGCCGGGTGGCGCTGGTGTGGGTTTAAGTTTACCTGGTGGATATATTAATGGAGCACCTGATAGTAAAGATGTTAAGAAGAATAGTAAAAAACTTAACAACAAAGGAATGAGTGGATATGAGGAGATAGATGAAGATAATAACATTTTAGAATATAGTGGTAATGGAGCTTTTGCTCAGGATGGAAATACAACAACTGGGTATATATGGAACGCTGATTGGGATGATTACGATAATCAGGAATACTATTTAGCTAATTTGGAGGGTTGGGATTTTTTTGATGAAATACCATCTGAAAGAGAAAAGAAAAAAGCAGTAGACCAGAAATTACCAATAGATAATCATGAAGATACAACGGATAAATATAATCGTATATTAAAGCATGATTTAAAATTACCGCAAGATTTTCTTAAAGAAACTTTATTAGTAGAAGGTGGGGCTTATGGACATATGGCACATCCATTTGATATTGAAATGGGATTGACATTTGGTGACCTAAAACAAATAGTAGTAAAAGCCCTAAATGGTGATTTGGAATTGGCAAGAGAAAAAACTGATGGGCAGGCATTAGCAATTAGTTGGGTAAATGGTAGATTGGTTGCAGCTCGTAACAAATCTCACTTAAAAGATAAAGGAGTTGGTGCTATGACAATAGGACAGGTAGCAGATAAGTTTGCTGGTAGAGGTGGATTAACCGATGCATACAACTTCGCTATGCAAGATTTATCAAAAGCAATTGGAGCCCTATCCGAACCTCAACGTAAGAAGGTTTTTAAGGATGGTAGTTCGTTTATGAACTTGGAAGTAATATATCCAACGTCTGTAAACGTAATCCCTTACAATCAACCCCTATTAGTATTTCATGGTACATTTGATTATGATATGACTGGTACTATAATTGGACAAAATCAAGACGCAGCAAAAGTATTAGGTGGAATGATTAAGCAAGTAAATGCACACGTTCAATCCAAATATACAATACAGGGACCTCCAATGCAAACACTTCCTAAAACCGAACATCTTTCTAAATTACAAGGAAAGTATTTAGGAATGATTTCTAAGCTACAATCTGAATTTGGATTAGCTGACTCTGATGGTGTAGCAGATTATCACCAAGCTTGGTGGACAAATTTTGTAGAAAAGGGAGCAAAGAAATTGGATGCACAGCAAAAGATAGGACTAATTAAAAGATGGGCTTTTGGAGATAAAAGCTTTCGTATAGCGGATATAAAAGATGATAAGATAAGAGTTTGGGCTGACCAAACAGATAAGCAAGACCAACAAAAGATATCAAAGCAAAATTTAATGAGATTTGAGGAAATATTCTTAGGTGTGGGAGCAGATGTATTATCATTTATGACATCAGTATTAACTGCAAATCCTGCAGAAGCTACTAAACAAATGAAAGCAAAATTACAAAGTACAATATCGCAAGTAAAAGCAAGTGGTGACCCTAAAAAGATTGCAAAACTTAAATTAGAATTAAGTAGAATGCAGGCTTTAGGTGGATTTGATAAAATCGTACCAAATGAGGGATTGGTATTTGTATATGGTGGAAACACCTATAAACTAACAGGTGCATTCGCACCCCTAAATCAAATTTTAGGCATATTTTTTGATTCTTAATCGTTTTTTTGATTTTGATATACTTATATATACAAATATATCGTATATAGTATGGCAAAGGAATTCAATAAAAAGTTTATGCATCCAACTCGTAGAAAGTTGGTTGATATGGTAATGCATGGTGCTGAATATGAAAAGGAATCATTTATTTCATTTTCTGGCGCAGATAAAAAAAAGGTAAAAAGAGAAGTTGGTGATAAGTGGATTGATGATAATGGTAGGTCTTATGAGCAATTAGAAGCTGGTAAAATAGAAACATCAAATTTGACAGATACAATGTCAGAAGTAAGAGCTTACTTAGATAAATTAAATACATGTAAATCTGATAATTGTAAAACAATTAAATTAGAAAGAGTAGATAAAAAACTTATATCTAAAACTGGATATTGTTTGCATTGTCTTACTATAAAAGAAGCTCAAATTAAAGTAGATGGATTATGGAAAGAATATGAAGATTATAAAATTTATTCTAATATGATTGCGCATGGTACGGATGTAATAGCTCAATTTCAACAAGCTTATAGAGATGCAAAACAAACTTATGAAGTAGTTCAAGAAGATGGTAAAATTGAAACTTGGAGTATGGAAAGAGATGTTAATGAATTGAAAGCTGAAATAATGACTGATATTATTAATTTTGAAAAAGAAATAGAAGAAGTTACTAAATTAAGAAATGAGGCTTACGATAAATTAAAAGATAAAAATTACGATTTAGTAAGACCTCTTAAAGATTAATATGAGTACTGGGATAACACAAAAGAAATCTTTAAAAGATATTATTGCAGAAGAATACAAAAAATGTGCGGTAGACCCGATACATTTTATGAAGAAGTATTGTATGATTCAACACCCTGTTAGAGGTAAGATACCTTTTCAACTATTTTCATTCCAAGAAAAAACCCTAACTCAATTTAAAGATAATAGATTTAATGTAGTATTAAAATCACGTCAAACTGGTATTTCAACACTTTGTGCTGGGTTTTCACTTTGGAAAATGATATTTAATACGGATTTTAACGTATTGGTTATTGCAACAAAGCAAGAAGTTGCAAAGAACTTAGTAACAAAAGTTAGAGTGATGCATGAATTACTTCCAAGTTGGCTTAAAGGTGGGTCTATGGAAGATAACAAACTTTCCCTTCGTTTACAAAATGGTTCTCAAATTAAGGCTATTGCTTCTTCTCCTGATGCAGGACGTTCTGAAGCCTTATCACTTCTTATATTTGATGAGGCAGCTTTTATTGATGATATTGATGAGATTTGGGTATCAGCCCAATCAACACTTTCAACAGGTGGTAGTTGTATTGCTCTTTCTACTCCTAATGGTGTTGGTAATTGGTTTCACCAAACTTGGTTAGGCGCTGAAGAAAGCATAAATCCATTTAATACAATCAGATTACATTGGACAGTTCATCCTGAAAGAGACCAAAAATGGAGGGATGAGCAAGAGAAGTTATTGGGTACAAAGAAAGCAGCACAAGAATGTGATTGTGATTTTATATCTTCTGGTGAAACTGTAATTGAACCAGAACTATTAATGTTTTATAAAGAAACATATGTAATACCACCAATTGAAAAAGGTGGATTTGATGGAAATCTTTGGAAATGGGAGCATGCAGATTATTCTAAATCATATATGGTAGTTGCCGATGTGGCTAGAGGTGATGGAGCCGATTATTCCACTTGTCATGTAATTGATATTATTAATTCAGTACAGGTTGCAGAATATAGAGGTAAGGTTGATACTAAAGATTTTGGAAACTTCTTAGTTGCACTTTCAACCGAATATAATGATGCTTTACTTGTTGTTGAGAACGCAAATATTGGGTGGGCAACAATTCAGCAAGTAATTGATAGAGGATATAAAAACTTATTCTATATGAGTAAAGATTTAAAATATATTGATGTAGAGAATCAAATGACAAATAGATATAGAAGTGAAGAAAAGGGATTAGTAGCTGGATTTTCAACCACTTCTAAGACTAGGCCTTTAATCATATCTAAATTAACTGATTACTTTAGAGAAAAATCAATTATAATTCGTTCATCTCGTTTAATAGATGAGTTATTTACATTTATCTATATGAATGGTAGAGCTGAAGCAATGAAAGGTTATAACGATGACTTAGTTATGGCTATATCAATTGGATTGTGGGTTAGAGATACTGCACTTCGTTTAAGACAAGAAGGTATTGATTTAACCAAACAAGCGGTAAGTGGTATAACATCAAATACATCTCAGGGGGTATATGGTGGTAATGATATGATGACTGATAACCCTTGGAAAATGAGAGTTGGGGATGATTTTGAAGATTTATCCCAATGGTTGTAGTATTTTGATATTTTACGATATTTATGTTATATAATGTCAAAATAGAAAACTGATAAAATAAATTATGGCAGAACAAGAATTAGATGATAGTAAAAGTTTTTTTGGTAGACTAAAGAAATTATTCTCAACAAATGCTATTGTTACCGTTGATAAAGATGGTAAGCGTAGAGTTGTTGATACGGATGAGAAGCAAATGAACACAAATTTTGTTAATCTTAGAGATAGATATACAAAATTACAAAGGTCATACTATGAAACTAATCAGGGTGCACAATCAATGGCATACCATCAGGTTCGTAGAGAATTATTTAGAGATTATGATGCTATGGATAATGACCCAATTATAGCATCAGCATTAGATATATACTCGGATGAATCCACAACAAAAAATGAGTATGGTGATATATTAGCAATTAAATCATCAAACGAAAATGTAAGTGCAATACTACATAACTTATTTTATGATATTATAAACATAGAATTTAACCTTTGGCCTTGGACTAGAAATTTAGTAAAATACGGAGATTTCTTTTTGGCATTAGAAATGGCAGAGGGTAAGGGCATTATTAATGTAACTCCATATTCTGTATATAATACGGAAAGGTTGGAAGGTACTGACCCAATGAATCAAAACTATGTTAAGTTTAAGGTTGAATTGGATAGATTTGGTAAAAAAGAATATGAGAACTATGAAATGGCTCACTTCCGTTTACTTTCAGATACAAACTTCCTACCATATGGTAAGGCTATGATTGAAAATGGTCGTAGAGTTTGGAAACAATTACAATTAATGGAAGATGCGATGTTAATTCATCGTATTATGAGAGCTCCTGAAAAGAGAATATTTAAAATTGATATTGGTAATATTAATCCTAATGAAGTAGATAACTACATGCAAAAGATTATTAACAAAATGAAGAAAACTCCATTTGTTGATAAGAATAGTGGTGATTATAATTTAAAATATAATATTCAAAATCTTACGGAAGATTTCTTTTTACCTGTTAGAGGTGGAGATAGTGGTACTTCAATTGATAATTTATCTGGATTGGAATATTCAGCAGTTGAGGATATTGATTACTTAAAAGCTAAATTATTTGCAGCACTTAAAATACCTAAAGCATTTTTAGGATATGAAGAAGATGTAAATGGTAAAGCTACTTTAGCAGCACAAGATGTTCGTTTTGCTAGAACTATTGAAAGAATTCAAAGAACAATTGTTAGTGAATTATATAAGATTGCAATTGTTCACTTAGCTGGACAAGGTATTGATGATTCGGAAATGACAAACTTCCAACTTACTTTAACAAACGCTTCTACAATATATGAGCAGGAGAAAGTAAATCTTTGGAGTGAGAAGGTTAGATTAGCAACCGATATGAAAGGATTAAATATGTTATCTACTGATTGGGTTTACCATAATGTGTTTGGTATGAGTGAAGATGAGATGGATATAGAGAGAGCTAAATTAGTTTTAGACCTTAAAGATAGATTCAGATATAATTCAATTGAACAGCAAGGACAAGACCCAGCAAATCCACCACAACAAACAAATGTTGAGGAGGAGATTGAAAAAATGAAGCAGGAGATAAATGATAATGATAAAGGTGGTAGACCAAGAGAAGGAAATACTTACGGAAAAGATAAACATCCATATGGTAGAGACCCATTGGGTAACAAAGAAAATGAGAAAGAAAGAAAGAGAGAAACTCGTACAAATGAATCAAATAAAAAAATAGCACAAGAATATATAAACGGAATTTCGGCAAAAAAGAAGATTTTAAGTGAAAAATCAGAAAAATCTGACCTTTTAGATGAAAATAATCTGTTAGATGACAGTAAATTTTAATAAACATTAAAAAGTTTATATTTATATGTGTTAGTTTATGTACATAGGTTAAATTATAGGGTAATTAAATGAAAAAAATAAAACATTCCAAAGTTAAGAACACTGGAGTGTTATTTGAATTATTAGTAAGACAAATAACATTGGAGGTTCTTAATGGAGATAAAACTGAGAACGCAAAACATATAGTAAAGGAATTCTTTGCTGCAGGCACAGAATTAAATAAAGAATTACGTCTTTATGATTTACTATTAAAAGAAAAATACAATTCAGAATCAAAAGCTGAAATGTTTGTTGAAACTGTATCTCAAGCACATTCTAAATTAAATGGTGTAAAACTATCTAAAGAAAAATACAATCTTATTAAAGAGATTAATTCAAAATTTGAATTAGAACAATTTTTAACATCTCCTATAACTAACTACAAAGTATTAGCTTCAATATATAAAGTATTTGAATCTAAAAAATCTGAAAACTACGATATTAAAGATGTATTTAATTCTAAGATTACATTAATTGAGAACATTATCTCTAGACCTACTATAAACAAAACAATTGAGGTATCTGATAGTACAAAACTAATAGAAACCTACAAAAAACAAGATAAAGACCTAAGATTATTAACCTATAAGATTCTTGTTGAAACTTTCAATAAAAAATACACAAATTTAGATGAAAAACAAAAGGGCTTGTTAAAAGAGTATATTAATAACATGTCTAATACAACTAAATTTAAAGATTATTTGGCAGTAGAACTTCCACAAATTGTAAAAGAATTAAAAACAATTAAATCTAAAATATCAGATAAAGTAACAACAATCAAATTGTCAGAAACTATTTCTGTTTTAGAAAAAATGAAAATTGGTAAAACTGTATCTGATAATAATGTTTCATCTATAATGCTTTCTTATGAATTAATCAAAGAATTAAAATCAAAAGTAAATGTCAAATAGACTAAAAGAGATTATTAGAGGTATAGTTAAAGAAATTCAATCCGAAAAGGAATTGGAAGAAATGACTGGAACTGCAGCAGTTGCTGGATATGATACTCCAAATGCATTTTCAAAACCAGGTTCTACGGCTAAGAAAAATAAAAGATTAGCTAACGTAACTGGCGGTACAGTTGTTGATGATTTAGAAGAAAATTTAACAAGTAGTGCTGGTGCACCATTTTCAAAACCATCTGAAGTTGCAGGTAAAAACGCCAAATTAGCAAAATTATCAGGAGGAACTATTGTTGGTGAAGATATATTAAATTTAAAGCAGGAGCCATCAAAAGCAGTATCTACTAAAAATGTTAAAGATGGTGAAATTGCTGATATTAGTGGTATGGCATTGGCAGAAAATCGTTGGTTAGCAATTAAAAACGAAGAAGGTTCTGCAAAAGCTAAAATGAGTAAAGGTGTAACAAGCATCAAACAACAATTAGGCGAAGTAGAGAAATTTGTAAATTGGTATTCTAAGATAAAGAATGAGAATGGGGTTAATAGAGATGATTACTATAAAAGAACACATAAAAGTTTACATAAAATAAAAGAG